TCCAACAGACCCCGACGTTCAAGCGTTGGTGCCGAAGATTCGCAGGGGCGACATGGACCAGATGAGTTTCGGGTTCACGACGAAATCGGACATCTGGCGACAAGAGGGCGAACGGCAGATCCGCGAACTTCACAACGTCGACCTGTTCGACGTGAGCGCGGTGACGTACCCCGCCTACCAGGCTACGGAAATGGCATTGCGTTCGTTGGCCAAAGCCAAGGCGTTGCTGGGAATGCCGTTCGATCTGGCCCAGCGAAAAATCCAGTTGGCCAGACTCAAGACCTATTGACACAAGTTCGCCAATCTGTACGATTTGACTAGTTTGATTCTGCGGAGCGATGTGGCCCAGCCTGATGGTATGGCAGCATCGCTCGTGAGACAGATCCATAAGTGCTGTAGCAGGCGTGGACTGTTTGCAGGTGTTTTTCACACTTGCCGACGGGACGCGCCTGAATTGTTTTCTGGCGGTCGTCGGCCAAAACGGAGACGATCACTATGGATCTGCAAAAGCTGGCTGATCAGGCCCGCGAATTGCGTTCGGCCAAACTGGCCGAGGCGGAAGGCGTGCTGGTGGCGGCTGCTACCGGTGGCGAGGGCGGCAAGAGTCGGCCCCTCACTGACGATGAGACCCGCAAGTATGAGAGTCTTCTGGAGGAGGCTGGCAAGGCCGGTGCTGAGGAAGCCCGATACAACAAGCTGATCCAGGAGAAGGCCGCGCTTGCGGCCAGCGAAGGGCGTCGGAGTGCTCCCACCCCTGCCCCTGGGATTGTGGCCCCTGCCCCCAAGCCAGAAGTTAGGACTCTGCGGCGGTTCGGGTCGCTGCGGTCCTTCCGTGGTCCCGATGCGCAGGACCGAGCCTATGCGGCCGGGCAATGGTGTCTGGCGATCCTCGGCGGGGACCAGCGGGCGGCCCAGTGGTGTGCTGACAACGGCATCGAGACCCGAGCTTTGCAGACCACGAGCAACAATCTCGGCGGCTTCCTTGTCCCCGAGCAGATGGAGACCGCAATCATCGATCTGCGGGAAGAGCGTGGGGTCGCCCGTCGGGTGCTGCGCATCCGCCCGATGCAGTCCGACACCTTGATTGTCCCCCGGCGACAATCCGGCGTGACCGCGTATTTCGTCTCCGAGAATGCCGAGATCACGGCCAGCGACAAGGGCTGGGACACGGTCAGTCTGACGGCCCGCAAGCTGGCGGTCTTGACCAAGTACTCCAGCGAATTGTCGGAGGACTCGGTCATTTCGATTGCCGACGATCTGGCGCAGGAGATCGCCTACGCGTTCGCCGACAAGGAGGACGAATGCTTGTTCAACGGTGACGGCACCAGCACTTACGGCGGGATCGTCGGCCTGAAGAACGCCCTGGGCGACGGCAGCGAAGTCACTGCCATCACCGGCAACACCGCGTTTTCAACCCTCGATCTTGAGGATTTCGAAGCGATGGTGGGCAAGCTGCCTCAGTTCGCCGTCAACGGCGCGCGGTGGTACATCAGCCGGGTGGGTTGGGCCAACTCCATGCTGCGGCTGGCGGAGGCGGCTGGCGGTAACACCGTGGCCCAGATCGCTGGCGGTGCCCCCCTGCAATTCCTCGGGTTCCCGGTGGAAATCGTGCAGGTGATGAATTCCACGACCACGGCCCAGACTTCAACGGACGGTATTGCCTACCTCGGCAATCTCGATCTGGCGGCCTCGATGGGTTCACGGCGTGGCATCTCGATCGCCGTCGATAGTTCGCGATATTTTGAATTCGATCAACTCGCGATCCGTGGCACCGAGCGTTTTGACATCAATGTGCATGAAAAGGGTACGGCGAGCGTTGCCGGTCCCGTGATCATGCTGAAGACCCCCGGTTCGTAAGGAGCCTGATTCATGATTCATGCACAGAATACCAAGTGGGTGTCGGTCACTCCCCCGGCTGCCATCGTCGACAATGCCAGTCTGACCACGGCGAGCATCGACACGTTGGGGTACGAATACTTGGAAGTGTTCGTGTACCTTGGGGCCACCGACATTGCGATGACTGCCCTGAAGCTTCAGGAGTCGGATACAGACAGCAGCTTCGCGGATGTTACCGGCCTGGTCTACGGCACTTCGGTCAGCATCGCGGGAACCACTGCGGCACTGCCGACTGCGACCGACGACAACAAGTGCTTCAAATTCGAGGTCGATTTGCGAGGCCGCAAACGCTACTTCGACCTTGTCGCCACGTGTGGTGATGGGTCTACCGGAACCTTTGCGACAGCATTCGCGTTGCTGTCGCGGGCGACGGACACACCGGTCACTGCGGCCGAGCGTGGGTTCGGCAACATCGTGAGGCTGCCCACCTAATGCGCGTGGAACTCCTCACAACTTGGAAGGGATTCCGGGCGGGTAAGACAATCGATCCGCCTGATGGGGTGGCCAACCTACTCATCAGGCGGAGGATTGCCAAGCCCGCGTTGGAACAGATCGAACAGACTACGGCTGTCCCGCATTACGAGCGGGCGGTCCGTCGTCAGAACAGAGGGCGATAAGCCATGCCGTGGGACCGTGCGAGACCGTTGGAGTCGATGCAGAGCGTTCGCTCTTCTGTGCGCGTGAGCGTCCAACCGACGGTCGAGCCGGTCAGCGTGGCCGAACTGAAAGAGCACGCGAGGATTGACCACGGCCACGAAGACGAGCGGCTTGCCGGACTGATCAAGACGGCCCGTATCATGGTCGAGAAAGACACGCGGCGAAAACTCTGCGCGCAGACCGTCGTCCTCAATCTCGACTACCTGCCGACGTACATTGTCCCGGAGGTGCTGCCGATCCAGAGCATCACTTCGATTCAGTATTACGACGCAAACAACACCCTTCAGACTCTGGCATCGGCAACCTACGAAACGGATCTGTACGCGGAGCCGATCTTGATTCGGCCCGCGTTTGGCCAGACATGGCCCACGACCTACGACCGGTTCAACGCTGTCGCTGTGACAATTCAGGCGGGATACGGTGCCGCCAGTGCTGTGCCAGACGACGCGAAGCAGGCGATGTTGTTGCTGGCCAGTCATTGGGTCGAGAATCGCGAAGCCGTGTTGACGGGAACAATATCGAAGGAAATCGAACTCTCTTACACGGCCCTCACTGATCGGCTGAAGTGGGGAAACTACGCATGAGGGCGGGGAAACTGTCAAAGCGGGTCGAGGTGCAACGGCTGTCGGCCTCGGTCAACGGGGCGGGACAGATCGACGAAACGACAGCGGGGAACTGGGTCACGTTCGCCGTGCGGTGGTGCGAGATGGCCACCCGTGGGAGTCGGGAATTCTTTCGTGGCGTCGAAGTCGCGGCGGACATCACGCATCAAATCACGATGCGATCAGACCCGCAGAGCAAGGCATTCACCGTCAAGCAGCGGCTGCGAATGGGCGACAGGATTTTTAACATCAGCGGCCCCCCGCTGGACGTGGACGAGGGGGACGAGATGGTCCGGTTTCCGGCCGTGGAGGTGGCGCAAGATGGCTGAGCCGACACGAGCCCAGAAGATCGCCGGACGACAAGCAAATGCAGTCAAGACCCTTGCCGGGCTGAAGGCGACCACCTTTAAGCTGACTGGAGATAAGCAACTGCTGAAGGCCTTGAACAGCGTTCGGGACTCGGTGGCCCGTAATGCGATGAAGACCGCGATTACAAAGGCGGCCCGGATTCTGGCAAAGGAAATGAAGAACGCGGTCCCTGTCCAGTTCAAGGCCGCAAAGGTGCTGTTCGGGTCGCGCATGCAACGGGCCACGGGCGGGATGTTTGCAGCCAAAGCCGGGGCGGGCGTTGGCAACACGGCAAAGAAAGAAGCGAAACGGGGCAAAGGCAAGCGTAAGGGCGTCGGCATGAGCGGTGCCAACATCCATTGGATGGTTCTCGGTACAAAGTCTCGAACGGTCAAAAAGACGCGGATGTACCGCAATGGAAAACTCGTCGAGGTGACGAACTGGCCGACCGGTGAGATGCCGGGCATTTTGAAAAACGTGGTCAAACAAGGCTTTGCGGCTGGCCAATCGAAAGCATCCGCGTTGATCCGCGATGAGATCCGAGCCAGGTTGGCGAAGGTGAAGCCAAATGGCAATTGAGATCGGGCTCCGCACGCTGCTACTTGCTCAGTCGTCGATCACGACTCTGGCCCCCTCGCAGACTGTCGGCGGTGTGGTGTTCGACGCGGTGTTTTTGGACAACCCGGCGGAAGGCGTGAAGCCCCCTTACGTGATC